AATCGTAACCTTATTGGGCAAGTGAAAGTGCCCTAACTATAGTCAGCGCGGCGGGGAAAAAAATTAAACTTTTTGTTATCAGTTTGAGTTGATGGGTACTGTCTCCACACACAACACGCTGAACCGGTTTCCTCGTAAGAAGAGGAAGTGTCTTATGAGTAGGTAGCCCCGTGCTCTTAGTAACAGGATACGGTGACACTAAGTCTATCAGGCAGGGGAAATAGATTTGCTGGGTTCAAATATCACAAGGTAAAAAGATATACGCCGTGGCCTCTGCCGCCTCTACCAGAACAGTGCTTACTGCAAATAGGCTGCAGTATTCGAAATAATCATTTAATATTATTTAAACTACTATTCCAGTGTAAGTAATCACCTGGTTCAGATATTGATCGTTATCATTGATTCTCTTGTCGCCACGCCTTAACCATCTCCTTTGTTACCTCTTTCTTGTAGCAAATAGGTGAGTACCCACCAGCTTTGCTCCAGGCACTGCGGCCACCGCACGAGCTGCCGTTCCGGGCGGTATTGAAGGGACAGGCACAAGTACCGGGGTAGGATGCGACAGAGTCATCAATAATCCTTTGACTGACCTGATCATCGCTTAAGGAATTCGATTTGGCGATGGAAATATCTGATGCAAAGACGCACACAACAGCGAATACGGAGATGGCGACGAATTTGATGTTCATTCGGATCTTTCCAGGCAGTGGATGAACATCGAGGGTATGCTTTCAAATAGTGTTCAATATTGATCTATAACAACTGTACTTCACGCCAGCTTAAAATGCGATATTTAACCCAGTCAGACAGAACCTAAAGCTATAATGACTATTAGCCTGTTACCGGCAACATATTTTCACATTCCTGCAGAGCGCTTATTCTGCACTCAGCTATAACCAGCATTAACCATTCTGTTCGATATTACAGAGCAGTAATGCTGTACTCTGACTGGCCATCGTCCGACAGATACTACAAGACATTAGAATCATCGAAATGGTCCGTCGATATGCTCACCTGGCACCTAACCATTTAACTGAGCACGCACGTCAAATTGACTCAATTTTTGCAAATTTTTGCAGAAGATGTCCCAAATATGTCCCACAAGGAAAAATCAGCGACTGGAGGAAGTTGATAAGTGATTGATTATTAAATGGCACGCCCTACAGGATTCGAACCTGTGACCTACGGCTTAGAAGAAAGTAGAGCGTTAAATAACACACTGTAATCACACATGTTTTCCGCGTTCGCATCCGGTTTTGTGTCGTTTCGTGTCGTTTGAATACATCCCTGTCTTTATCGTGCATTCCTGTCACGCCACATCTACGACACAGAAACCACGAACTCTTCCACTCATTGACAGCAACTAAATAACCGCATTGTCCTGGCGCACATCGCAGATAGTAAACGTCACGATGCCGATGACAGTAACATTGTCCAGGGCTTCACCCTCGATCGCTTCACCATCTTCGGTAATCAGCGACTTTCCTCTCAATGTGGCAAGTTCCGTCCCGCCGCCGTGCTGGATCAGAACCTGACTTCCCTGCTTTGGCTTCAGGGAGATATCCAGCACAACGTAACCGCAGAAATCCTAGAGCGGAACACCTACAGCCTTAGCCCACGCCATCCACTGAGTGGCGGCTTTTGTAATTTCATCATCTGTCAACGCAACAGTGTGTAAAGCAGAAAATCGGTGAATCCCTGCGTTCGTTAGATCAGCCTGGTAACTACCGCCGATACGCAGTTTTGCCCCCAAATCCGCCGGGTCGCCCATATCTGTTGTTTTCTCTGCTGACAGAGCTTTGTTCAGGATTTGAAAGTCCATTTTTTGTCCCGATTTAAAACGCGCGCACACTAAATAGTTTGTGTTTGCCAGCAACCCACCGAGCGCGACTGTACGCTGCGTCGACACGCTACCGTTGAGAGTGTTTACCGAAAAGTTCAGGGTCATGCTGGTAGATCCAGGCTGCGTTCTGAGCACTACGCCCTGCGTGGTTCCTGAGCCAGATTGCCGGGGCCCGTTAAAATTGCTGAGCAGCAGAATCTGTGAAAGGGTCGGACAGTTGAAGATTGTGAAAAAAGTAAAGTCCAGAGGCTGAAGAATACCCGTATCAAGCAATGTGCCTGCAGGCGTAAACTGGACGCCATTTTCCTGCACAACAGGCGAACCCAGTACCGTTGCAGCTACCCCATCCGGTGCGAGGTTTCGACCGGTTTTATCTGCCTCTCCATAAAAATTCAAATATTTCAGGCCACGGCGAACGAGCGGGTCAAAACCCAGGCCTTTATCACCAAAATAACCCGGAACAATAATACGCGAACCCATAATTTGTTTTCCTTAAATAGCGATTGCCTGGCGACGAAATGCCACACAGGGGTTATTCAGTGGGTATGGACGGTTTACCAGCTCTGGAATATTTGATTCCGGATATTGCCCTGTCCCTTCATGAAATTCGTAATTCGCAACAGCGACCGTTGTGTCGCTGTCAAACAGATTTCCGTTACCGTTACTTCCGGTCTGGCTGGCGTACCATAGATAAACATCGCCGGTCGTTTCACGCCCCAGCGTAATATCGACTACGGTATCGGCTACAATTTCGACACGCGTCACCGGAACGTCCCCGGCATCGTCAGTGACTCTGAATCCTTTTGCGGCATACGTCGTCGGAGATGAACCCACGTAGCATGATCGAAACTGAAGCGGCGGGCTCCACACCAGGAAATCCGCACGCAGGAATGTTCCGCTCAGCGTGACTGACAGGGGTTGCAGTGGACGCCAGTTCTGGCGACGATCAATTGCACGATGGAGCACTTTTCCGAACTGCATTCCCAGCCAGCGGTAGCCGTTCGCGTCAAGATGGCCACCCTTGTCGGTGACAGCATACGCCGGTGATGCCATCATTACGTTTGCATCTGCTGCACAGATATCGAGCTGAGCCTCGCCAATGCTCATATTCGTGCTGTCGCGCGTCCAGCTGCCGCTGGTCTGATACAGCACAGTCAGGGGGGGCTCTGTCTGCCCGGTGATAGCGGTAGTATCGGTAATGACATCATCAATGAGCTTTCTCAGGAGTGCTCTGTATTCTGCGCGGTCTGTCGCCCCTCCTTTTGTGCTGTCATAGTTATATTCATTGCCAAGATATAAAAAACCCACCACGCCGCAGGTTTTACCTTCGGCATCAGCAATGGCTTTAATCTGGGTAACGGCTGAAATGATCCGGTTGTAGAATCCCCAGGAATGGCCTTTAGAGAGATGTTCAATAATCTGCCCGCCCACACCGCAGTTCACAGCCACAATTTTGCGCTCATCCGTTACCACTCCCCGGAACTGTAACTGCATTTCCCGCCACATCCACATCGCGCCAATATCGACGGTTTCACCGAAATTGTTAGCCCCACGAGGCAGTGCGGCCACAGCCTCATCGGTCATAAGGTTTCCGCCGTCAGGAGGGGCGATTAAATCCTGCACCACCGCACGGGCTGATCTGATTTCAGCTCCGTTCAACGGCGTAAATGTTGAACCATTCTCATTTTTTGGCCGGACGGAGTCACCGAGCATATTAATGTTCAGAGTAGCGCGAATGTCCTTGCTCAGTGCAGCCCATCCCTCATTCCCGTTACTCAGCGACTGGCCGTCTGTGATCAGAATATTGTAATCGTAAACCGGCCGAGCAATACGCGTATTAATTTCGTCTCGTGCGGCAGCAGCAGCGGCAAGATTTGCTGCATTTCTGCGTGAAATGTCATCTACCCCATCGTTATTCTGATCGCTTTGCTCACCATTGAGATTCATCAGGACAAATCCCACACTGTCGCGAAATACAAAACCAGAAATATCCGCGTCAGATTCAGCACTGAATGCCTCAGTCACCAATCGCTGCTGCTCAACGACAGGCTGAACACTGTCAACAGAGCTGAGCAGAGGAGCCCCTATTTGCTGAATAACGAATCCGACGCTATCCCGGAACACAAAACCATCAATAAACTCATCATACTCAGCCGTCATCGCATTGCTCTGAATTGCATTCAGGCCGAATGCCGCCAGACGAAACCCCGCCTCATCATTAAGTGTCAGTAAAGGAGAATCAGCATCATCAGTAGCAATGAGAGATGAGATATAGTCAAGAACTGCCTGGATGGCCGCTTGAGAAGGCATTCTACGCCCGGTTGCTGTCAGCGTCCCAGCCACATTCATGTACTCGTCAGCCAGCGCGCTGCTGTCCGGGCTACGCACATAGGTGCTGCTGCCTTCTGGAATATTAGCGATATCCGCTTGCGCTTCCGCTAAGGTCATATACTGCCGGCTAAGAGGGATCAGGTTCTGTCGCGTTTCTTCAACGACTTTATCCCCTTCCGCCTTAATTCCGTCTACGGTGTAGTGCTCTCCGCCGAGGCGATCGGTGTATGTCAGCTCTGTACTGGTGACAACTTTATCCAGCATGGCGCCTGCATAAACTGCGTCCCGGATATCAGTGCTGGGTACCGGGTTGTCGGTTGGAGTTGGTAACGGTACTTCTGCCATTGTGCATGTCGCCCTATAAAAGGCGCACGAAGCCCTCAGAAGTGAATCTGATGGTGTGCGCGAAGGTTGGTAATTACTGCTGTGTGTTACGGATAAATCGAGTCTGAATACTCAGTCAGGGAAAGCGTTTGAGTATCGTCACCGTTTGGTTTTGCGCTATCGACGCGCCAGATTGTGGAGTTGAGTTCCGAGTCGGTAGCGATGAAATACCGGCTGGGGTTTTGTACCGTACTGCGGTCATAAATGGCCAGGTCGAAGGTATCGGCTGCAGCCTGAAATGCTTTTGGCTTGCCGCTTACCGGATAGGCCCGCCAGCGACCGCGGTAATTGCCGAGACTGTCAGTCATCACCACCCACATATCGCCGAGAGAAAAGTCGATACGCTCTGATGTCGAAAACACGTCGCCGGATCGCCCGGTGATATAGCCTGTTTGCTGCGCGTTATCGTACATGTCAGGACACTGAACCACCGTACCGCGCACCACCTGAGTCGACTCCAGCACTTTCACCGTCATGGTCAGGCGTGAGTAGAGAATTTTCCTCGCCTCAAGCCAGGCCCTGTCGGTTGCCTGAGTGGCGTTGCGGCAGCCGTCCAGGCTGATCTGCATCGCGTTAACAGTAGCGTCGGAAATTTCACTTATTCCGGAGGTCCCCACGTTTAGGTATATGTAGGTCTTTTTGTTAGTTGAAGGGTCGACGTAGTCGAGCGTCACGCCGTCATACCCACCAGGTAAAGACATTTTCCATGACAACTTGTAATCTTCCCAGAACATATTCGAACGGGCGAAAACCGCATCTGGGTTAGAAACCCTTTCATCACGCCAGAATGTAAGAACATCACCGATCCAGTTAAAACTAACGCGAGCTACGTTACAGATAGTCTGTATTCGCTCACCTAGCGGCTGATTTTCATCGGAAAATGTCCAGTCAAAATAACCAAGCTGAGCATCTGGCAGCGAGTCTTTAATGGCGTAAAGCGAAGGTAAATCAAGCCTGGATGGATCCTGTTTGCCAATGATCACCCACTCATGTAGTACGGCGTCAGCAAATGACCTGCTGGGCCGCAATGCAAAGTCAATGCCGCTTGACGTCCATGATATGACCTTCCTCTGCACCAGACAGTTATATTTACGATCTGACGCTACAGTCTGTGTTTCCGTCTGTCTGACAGTGACCCTGACAATTGTGTCATCGGTATATACTACGTTTTTACGGATGGTTACAGCATGCGCGCCGGACAAATACAGTACTGAGTTGCTGGCCGAGTTATTGGTTCGCTCAGCTCTAAAGGCATAACGTCCAAAACCCGCAACAGGTGTTATTTTGTATGTCCGGTAAATGTAATCCTGATTGCCTCCATCGTTATGCACGTTTACATCAATGCTCTCTTCGGTACCAGGTATCTGGTTGTTATCGGTGTCGACCTGCCACCATGTGATACGGGCAGGCCCGTCATATCCGCCTGCTTCATTCGCGTAGAGGTGCACCCAAAGCTGATCACCAGGGAGCGCCGCAAAAAATGGCCCAACCGCAATAGTCGAATACTGAGTCAGTGTGAAAAGAGTGCTGTTTACCGTGGCGTCTGCTGGCAATCCCTCAAAGTCTGGACCAGACAAATAGTTAAACCAAAACTCATAGAATTGTTGCGGATCGATAAGTGTCCCATCATCTGATAGCGCAGAGTTAAACAAACTAGCAGATACATTAATGTTTTTTGTTACCAGCCCACTGGCTGTATTATATGACACATTTACAGTGATTGTGACCGAAAATGGTTTTGGAGAGTCATAGAAAACATCAAACTCATTTTGTTTTTCAATTTTTGCATAAAACTGGCCTCCAGCGAAACTACCAGCCAGCAAATTATTCGTCGTGGCTTGATTAACGATATTTGATGTCTGCTCGTTGGTGCCAGGAAGCTCCTGCCCATCAACATCGTCAAAGGCATATCCCTGAATAATCTCTGGGATTACCGTGCCTGGATGATAAACTTCATAGCTGGCGCCGGCCATAGCTACCAGAGAAGATTCGGAATAACGTACTGATGAAATATTGTAGTGTCCATAGCCTATCTCCATCCACTCTGTAACCATTTTATTATTACTGATGTATTCAAACATCGATTCCTGTATGAGATCTGGATAGGCTCGTACTTGACCATAAATATTCGGCCTACCTTTATATAGACGGGCCCGGTTGGTCTGCTGGGTGACATCATTGTTGGGCGACTCTCCAGTTGCAACAGAAACGCCTCCGGATTTTGGTGCAAGACCGAGCAATTTCATTGCGCCAGAGAGAATTTTTGTGACCGGTCGTAATATGGTGTTGATCAGTTTCCCTACCCCACCCTCTGGCTGGTCGAATATAAGGACTACATCATTTCTGCACAGCGGATAAGTTATCTCGAAGTCGTCATCAAGTTCTCTGCCGTTAAGCTTAACTACCACATCATTGTGCAAATTCAGAGAATCAAGTAACTCAGCTAGCGGCGTTCCTTCCTCCGCAACTCCACGATGCTTTGGCGCGCCAGGAAGGCGTTGTAATTCATATCGAACCATGCACCATATACTCCACGCGGCTGTATACTTTAAGAAGCGCCAGCGGGTTGTCGCTGCGCACGAAACCAAACTCCCCACGGGAATGCAGGCACTTAACGGGGCTTGTCATTACGCCAATATGCGCCGGGACTTCACCACGATAGAAAACCGCAATGCAACCCGACACCGCTGCTGGTATCGTTCGCCAGTGCTCCACCTCCTGCTCATGGCAAGTAATGAAGTCAGCCCCGGCTTCATACGCTGGAATATGGTGTAACTCAAGTCCCAGCACATGCCGGTAATACAGAACAACCAGCGCCCAACAATCCATCGAGCCAAAACTGCAGGAGCGGTTAGCCCACGGCTTGCCGGTAACAAGCCGGATAAATTCGTCTTGCGTCATGAAGTTTTCAGTCCTGGATAAAGTTCTGTTGTGTAAATAATCGGGTTGGCTAGCGTCAAAGGGTTGGTGAACCCAGCGTCAACAGTCACATTGTTTGCGTCAGCAGAGATGTCACTCACATACAGCGTCCAGTCTTTCAGGGATGATGCATCGCCGATCGCGTTCCACTGCTGATACAGGCACTTAATCGGCGTCATACGCGCCGCCCCGCGCCAGCTTTTCAGTGTCTGCCGGACATGCTCCGTCGCGGCGACAAAGGTGATCGTCATGGATATCACTGCCGTTCCGTCCTGCGCCGGCTCGGTCACGCTGAACCGCGCAGGCTCGAATGAGTTCCCGCCAAACGTCGCCGGACGAAACAGGTTATTTACCACCCGGTAATAACCAAACGCAGGGTGATAAAACTCCACCGTTTGTTTGATATCGCTTGCCGGCCGCCGCTCTTTCCATTCTCTCAAAGTCGGCATTAGTCAGCCCTCGGCATCACTTCGGTGATCAGGTAATCCAGCCAATAGCCGTAGCCCGGCTGCGCCTCGACAATCCAGTCGTCATAGTCCTCGGTAATGTCCTCTATACCGTTGCTTATAACCGTTGCGGTCCAGGTGACAATGTTGCCGTTTTTGCTGGTCTGCACCGGCATGTCGACGAAATGCAGCGTCTGCTGCTGAACGCCCTGCGTATCACCCAGGTCGATCGGCATCTGGAACCAGTTGCGTCCGCGGTCGCAGTAGGTCGGCGATCGCAGCCATGACTTAAACCGCTCGGCCTGGGCAAGCGTGAATATCCACTGCAGCGTCCAGGTTGCTTTAAGGTCCGTAGTGATCGGCGTGATTATCAATGGACCGACTGCCGTCTGCGTCGTCTGCCAGGCTGTATCCTGCGTCATATTCTGATCGGCACGCTGGGGCAGTGGCAGGAACGGAGGGTATTGAACTGTTGCCACGTTTCCTCCGGGCATAAAAAATGCCGCGGCTGCGGCACTGATCTTTTATCAGGATATTACTAAATGTGTCTCGCTGATACTGTGTATTTTTCACACACAGCAAGAGAGGTCATATGTCTTACACGCACAGCAGGGATTACATGGAGGGAGGATCAATAGTTTCCGTTCAGTGCTCCCACCAAATCAACGTCCTTGTTATGGATGACGCTGCTTATAACCGATATAAGCGAGGTGAAGGTTGCAAGGTCTACGGAGGGTTCTATAAACAATTTCCTGCCAACATTGTGGTGCCGCACTCCGGTCACTGGAATGTCGTTCTGGCTCTCCCTGCCGGGCATCGCGCTACATACAGATATTCAATCAACGTAATCAGGCAATAGCATCTGCCCTTTCGCCTGGAATAATGCCTCCTCAAGGGCGGCAATGATTTTCTGCTGTGTGCCGTCCTTCAAGTAGCCCAACGACGCCATCCCCTCCTGTTTATCGCTGTCGCGGTACCAGATAACCTCGCCATTAACTTCGATTGCTACTTTCATTATGTTCACCCATTAAAAAACCCGCCGGAGCGGGTTTGGTTTAGTTATTCAATTGCCTGCGGAGACTTAGGAGTATCTTCGATTATAATGTCGAATTTTTTGATATCCCCATCCTGAGGCGTAATCTTAAATTCAGAGTTAGCCGGGATGATCCCCTCCACAACACTCCCGTTAACCATTTCCAGACGGAATTTTACCGGTCTGTTTTGGCGGAAAATGGTCGTCTTGCCTATCTCCATACCCCTACTAAAACTTTCTCCAGGCCCATAGATATTATCTTTCCCCATCAAAACGCTCCTTTTGCTTTACGAGATAACCCAAGCGTCGATTGTAGCGTGCTGATGTAAGGCCCATTGCGTTCCGCATCAGAAATCAGGAATTCCAGCACATAATTACCGTCATTCTGAGTGGCCCCCATGTATTGCGGCTCAGCATTGGACGCTTGATTGTTGATGACTACCTGAACATTCAACCCGCCGCCGCCCTGCATATCCTTATTGCTGATGACCTTCCCGTTATCGCCGGGGATCATGTACTGCTTTCCGGTGCTGGCCTGGTAGATCTCTGGTTTACCTTTCTCGCCGACTTGGTACAGGCCGCCGGCTGATACCGGTCCGCCGTTGTAGCGAGCGCCGGCTATTGAAAGGGCCTGCGCCATGCCAACTGTTGAAGCTATTCCTGCCTGAGCGGGGATAGCGTTAGCGCCAGCCGTGGCAAGGGAGGTCATTGCAGCAGCCGGAGCCATGGATGCGGCTATTAGTTGCCCTTGCGCAATAGCCATTCCAGAAGCGGCGGTCATTCCAGCCTGCCCCATAATTACAGACTTCAACCACTCAACCCCCATCTGAACAAAGGAGTTGATGACGCTGTTAAGTACCGTCGAGCCTAGCGACCGCATAGCTTCGCTGACAGACATGCTGCCAGTGATTATGCCAGTGAGGGCGTTGGAGGCGTTTCCAGCAAATGAATCAAACGCCGCGGCAGCTACTTCATATCCTGCATTTTGTTGTCGCCATATCTCCCACTGCGCCGCTATGCGCTGTTGCTCGTACTGAGTGTTAGCGGCATTCATCAGCTCAAGTCCGCGCTGAGTAATCTGCCCCTTCTGCGATTCAAACTGCTGGATTAGAGCCAACTCCTGAGCATGCTGATTAGCCAGCTGTTGGACAGGGTCAATCTGCCCCCGAGCTTCCTGCATGGGGCTTACAGTTTGCTGAGCGCGTATCTTAGCCAGATTAACCTGGTGCTGAGCCTCCAGTTGCTCACTGGTCTGATTGTACTGCTGCTGAGTGATTTTTTTGGCGGCCAGTGCAGTTTGCAGATCTTTAACATCCTGCTGGTAAGACGCATTCTCTCTGGCTTCAGGGAGCAGCTTTTCTGCCGCAGCCTGGGCTTTGAGGGCATTAGCCGTATCCCATATTTCTCCACGGTATTTACCGGCAAGAGCAATTTGCTCTTGGGTGGCTCCCTTACCTAGTGATTGCTGAGCCTGTAATACTGCCTGCTCCCGGCTTAACTCCTGCGTTGAGCCAGCAGCGAGTTCTGATTGCTGCTTCAAGTTGGCTAGTTTTTGGGCTACTGACTCCTGCTGGTTAGCAAGTTTCTTAGCCTCAGATTCCGCCGCCTTATCTTCCTTCTTCTGATCCTTTCTTGCCTGAGTGTTTCTCTCTGTTGCAGCATAATTATCCTGAAGCCTTTTGATTGCTAGCTCATCTGTAACGCCTGCATCCTCAGCATCATAGGCCGCCTGCTGCCTGGCTTTTGCTTCCCCCTCCAGCTTTGACAAGGCAAGTCGGCGCTCAGCCTGCTTAATTAGCTTCTCGCCTTCTTTCCCGCCCCAGTTTATTTTCAGACTTTCTGAGTTGAAGGCTTTCAGGGCCTGCGTTGATTGGCCGAGTTTTTCAGCCAGGAATGCCTGGGTTCCACCGAGGAATGACGCTTGCTTTTCTGCTTCAGCGATAGCGATAGCGTTATCTCTGGCAGCCCTCATCTGATCAACAATGCCCTGATTAACTTGAATGTTAATTAGGTGTAATGCGTCTTCAGTTTGCTTAAGAGTGGCTGTCGCTCCATCCAGATCCCTGCGCTTTTTGGCCAACTCGTTTGCGGCATCCCTTGCCTTAATCACGAAACCATTATTTTGATCTTCGGTAACTCCATATTGCCTTGCAAGCGTTGTATATTTCTCGTAATCGGATTGCAGACCTGAAATGGTATCTTTCAGATCGCTAATAGCTTCCTTTTGCGCCTCAATTGAGGTGACCGTATCAGCCCTAACGCCCTGAGCTTGAGCAAGATTCATGTCCTTGAGGCGCTTAATAACGTCAGGTACGGTGTCAGCAAAAGCTATTGCCTCTTTTCTGGCCTCAGCCTGTCGCTGTGAATACAGATACCAGCCAGCGGCAACAATGGCTATTACGCCAATGGGCCCACCCAAAGGAGCAGTAACCGAATTCACTACCTTCATTGTGTTTGCAAAAGTTATACCCGTAGCGGCCACTTTGGCTTGTGATGCCGCTAGTGCATTATTAGCCAATGCAGCTTCAGCGGATGTTGCGACATAAATCCCCCTTAGCCGTATAACGTTCTCAAGTGCAAAGGCTTCAGCGGCAGATCCTTTTGCTACGTTATACTCCGCAGTTGCCAGATTTAGAGCGGAAAGGGCAGCATCTTTATCTGCTACTGCTTTTCTGGCTGTTACTGATGCCGCTGCAGCTTCCTGCTGCGCCGATTGCCTTGTCGCAACTATTCCCTGAATTGTTGCTTTCACTCTTGAGGCTTGAGCGGCTGTTGCCATTGCTAGCGCGCCAGCAAACCTACCACCCATTATTGCAGCAGCGCCAATTAAAGCTGTCCCCAGCGTCTCAAGGTTTTCGCTTATTGTAATAACAGAGTCTCGGAACCCTGCTGCGAATGATTTAACCGTCGAGTTTTCGCCAAAGAATTTCGTTACGTTGTTACCGGCCACCTGCAATCCCTTGGCGATTGAGACGGTGGTGTTGGCAAATTCTTTGCCGATTGCATCCCCTTGTGACAGAAGCCCCTTAACTACAATGTCTGTTGTCAGTTGCCCTTGAGCGGCCATAGCCCTTAACTGACCAATAGAAACACCCATCGAATCAGCCAGAGCGACCATGAGGCGGCTGCCTTGCTCTGACACTGAGTTAAACTCTTCGCCGCGCAGAACGCCGGAAGCTATACCCTGTGATAGCTGAATGATTGCGTTCTCAGCTTCCTGAGCAGTTGCGCCGGATACCGCAAATCCCTGGTTGATAATGGTGGTAAGGCGGGTTAAATCTTCTGCGCTGGTGTTGTATGTTCTGGTTCCGCGCTCAAGCCGGGCGTAAAGAGTCGCCGTGCCGTTCAGGGATGACTGGGTTGCTTGTGAAACATCAAAGATCCGCTGCATAACTTCGGCCTGCGTCTCTCCAGTACGAACCGAGTTAGCGACTTTGTTATTCAGTTCAGTCCAAGCATCGGCATAACTCGCAACCTGTTGCACAGAAAGCGCGGCCAGCAAGCCTTTAGCAACGCCAGAAAGGCTGGACATTGTTCGTTCCATCGATCCAATAGAGCGCTCAGTGCGGTTAACGCTGGCTTCAAGGCGGCCCATGCTCCCATTAAGACCGTTCAGTGCCGCATCAACTTCTCTTCGCGCTGCCAGTAAACGCGAAGTATCCATGTCGACTTCGTAGATAACGCTGCCAGCATCAAACGTTCCAGCCATTTACTTTTCTCCGGGCAATAAAAAACCCCGCCGGAGCGAGGTTATATATGTGATTAGTTATTTCACTTGCTGATCATGGATAGCACGGCAGAAATCACATTTTCCACTTACATGAAGAGGAAATTTCTTTTGCTATTGAATCTGCTCCAGTGAGGTCAAACTCAACTACTTGCATCGTTGAACCATATGGCTCGAACCCAAGGATCATTTTTTTATGAGAGGAAATATCCTTTATGAAGGGTATGGCCTTGGGGCTGAACGCCGCCTCGCCCCCCTCTGCAGCACTCCATCTCCGTTTCTGCGGCTTTCCTCCATCAAACCTGATAGTTATTAACGGGTCATCAATTCCCATATACTCATCTACGGAAAGATATGCTTCCGTTTTTCCCTCACGGCATCGCAAGATAATGGAAGTAGTTCTTTCAATTCCTTGTCTCATATAGACATCTGGTGACCTATTAATGGCTACAACATCAGTCATATCGGTCATCTTGTTTTCTTCTTTCTTAACCTGCCAAGAGCCTTCCGTTACATATTCAGCGCCGGTTGATACCAGAGGGATAGCAGCTACACACAAAGCCAAGATCGTCTTTTTCATTTTAGGATGTGTCCGTTTTGAATGTTCAGAACAATCCTATCAGGTATGAATGGGAACGACAAAACCCGCAGTTAAGCGGGTTTGGTTATCAAGGCGGATCTCTTAGCCGATCACAAACTCAGCCTTTGCGCCTCGAAACGAGATTGTTTTGTTCCCAGCCCGACGGCAAGCGTCAGCTATAGCCTTCATGCCGTACTCGACATTACCCAGATGTTTGCGCATCGCCACAATTTCAGCCTTCGGAGCCGACACATCAAAGCCAGCCTCTTCCAGAACGTTAATCAGGCGAATGGCCGCAGATGTCGAGTTGTCACCACAAAGCATCTCCATCGTCACGTCAAAAGACGGGGCGGTTAGAGACTTCCCAAATGACAGGTTGCCACTGCGAACCAACGGGTTGTTATCGATCCACCATTGAAGCGGAATGTTTACATCAAACTTAGGTGCTGGTAGCGTTTCCTGCTTGCCAAGGAATTCACCCTCAAGAGGCACACGCGCAGCGATAGAAAGCCTTCATGGGATACCCGAAGAAGCGAAAATCGCCATTTACAACGTGCTTTCGCAAGAACTTGAAGCAATTACGAGCGCCAAAAACGAAGAAATCGCAAAGATTAATGCTGAAACTGAAAGGTTGAATGCTACTGTCGCTCAAAAAGAAATGGACCTTGCAAATATTGGCTCTGTCATAGGTGCCATAGTCGTCGTTTTGGTCTTGTTTGTTTTGTTCATCAACTTGAAATAGAAAACCCACCGTTCGGTGGGCTTCTTCTCTGTCGTTTCGGGGTGTATCTGACTATCTGTCAAACTCTTTACCACCAGTCGACTTTAAGTATATAGACTTAATGTATGGCATTTTAAAGAGCACAGCCCTATCATCCATAGCTGTTCTAAGCATCATACTACGACACATAAGGCTTACCCCGCCGGTTACTTTGATGCATAATCCATCAGGGCTTTCGAATGTACTCATTTTCCCCTTCTTCCACATTATAAACGTTGCACCTTCAGGGATCGCGCCAATTGGCTGCACAGCAAAAAACGAAATGCTTGTGTATACAAAAATTGAAAAAGCGATAAGGATAACAACGATCACAGATATTGTTTTTTTCCACATAGCAACCTCAGCAACCAATAGTTTCGCCTGAATTTGTTATTGTGCACGTATTTCCATCACTGTCGGAGCTATGGCAGCCTGAGGAATCACACCAACTTTTCACTGAATACTGATTCCCATCAGAGTCACTAGAAAACACCTCCGTCGAACCATCAGAATGATTCCTTGTTCCAGATGTTACAGAGTAATTATTACCTTCAGTATCGTAAGATGAGATGGTTGTGTCCCCGTTAGCCGCCTCGCTAGTACTCGTGCAAACACTGTAACCATCTGATCCAACGCACTCATCTGCATATGCGTAGCTAAAGAATCCGCTTAATAGAAACAACAATACAATCTTCCTCATATCCCTATCCCCACTGGTTAGTTTTGGACAGATTAGCAGGGATGTGAGGGAGTAAAAAGCCCACCGTGGTTGGCTCATTTCTTCTTCTCTTCACGTTTGCGTCGTCGCTCTTCCCGCAACTCCTCTCGGCGTAAATCATCAAACACCTTTACGATCGCTTTCATCATCATGAAATTGACGAAGTGGTGATTAACGCAGCCGTGAATGCGTAACTGCTCGGTGAACTCTTCAGCCGATCGCAGCGCCTCCATCATGTTCTTCTCGCCTTTCATGAACTCCGAGAAGTCGCGCCCCGCTCTGGAGGCGCATTCAACGATTCGGTTATTCATGGTCACGCCGCCGCATACAGCAACTTCATTTGCCCCTTAACGGGGAACGCAGCCATGCAGCGGGCTTCGAAGTCCTTCTGGTCAATGCTGCAACTGGCAATGTTGGTAACGGCGATCAGTTGCTGCTCGACCTTCTCCAGTGCATCAGGCTTAAGATGTTGGTGAATCTTCTCCTTGCTGTCCCCGGCGGCTTGTTTTGCTGCCTGATAGACATAATCGGGAAGTGCGACACCGTACACCCATCGAGCGGTGATCTGACCGAACAGCGCCGGGCAACCGCCAACATGACCAAAGTAAGGAAGGCCGGACATTTTCGACAGCGCCTGGTAGAATGGGTCTTTAAAGCGCTTCTCCCAGGACGTTGGTTGCTGGCACACCATCAGGCCGACAATCTGATCTTCGGTGAGCTGGAAGTTTTTACTCAGCAGAAGATTTTTAATGTGTCGGTCACAGGCGCGGGCGAATTTTACTGACAACCAGCGGGCGAATTCCACCGCCAACTCCGGATGAAGCCAGGTCCCGCCGTTTCGCCCTTTTTCCACTCTGACTAAAAGGGGAGAAAAATCCTCTTTTACGCCAGAGCTAGCAATTCCAAGCTCCTCAGCCAGTTCGGCGATATAAATTTTTGTCGCCTCAGTCTTTAGCCAGTCCTTTGGAAGCTTGCCGTGATGCTTTGCAGCAACTGTGGCATTGAACCAGCAATCTGCTGTAAAAGGGAATGAGCGGTCATCGTAATTCATAGGGATGATATTAGACATATCGGTAATTACCTTTTAGTGATGAACCTTGTCTCACAGGAATCCGGCCCACAGAAAGGCACCGACAGCCAGCCGGTATCCTCAAGGGTCATCCTGAAAGGTTCTGTGTGAAATGCGCGTGAGATGCGCGGTGAAATTTGGGTATAAAAAAGCCCCGGACTATGCCGAGGCTGGTTTATTTGTTGGCTTTAGCCTGTCTGCGCTTACGGCGCGCAAAGTAGTCATCAGCTGCATGATCGTATTCTTCCCTGGTATACCCTTTCTGATCCGGGTATTTGGCGATGAGCATTAGGCTGAATTCGGTCATCGTCAGGTTTTCAGCTTCCTCTCTGCTGATCCCGAAGTGGTTACGTGCAGCGATGACGTAATCGGCAGCCCGGAACTCACTGGTTTTTTCATTTGTCTCATGGCGCTGAAGTTTGCGTACTTTGGCCTTTCCGATAATGCCGTGCATCATCAGACTTTGTGCAAGGATGACCATATCCTGCGGATTCATGACGCCCTTATGCCACACAAACGCCCTTCTTTTGGTTTTGCCGGGCTTCATCCAACCAACCAGATCACCTATGTCATCATTGCAGCAAGCGGTGAGGACCGTGTGGGCGGCCAGTAGAGATTTCTTATCAAGATGTAAAGCAGAAAGGTGTTTAGCCAGCCATTCAGGCACTCTGCCGTACGCTTCGACAACCCTCTGAATGAGAGGTGTTATTTCATCGTTGCAAAGGTCATAGAACGTCTGAACTATTTCTGCTGGCTCGCCAATGCGCGACATAGCCATGAATGATGGCCGGAAAAAATAATCCCGGTCCCCGACGGTTACCAGGCATTCTCCCAGCTCTTTTAGCGGAACCATTTGCTGCCTCCTGTAAACAAAATCAAGGGCAGGATCCTGCCCTTTGTTTTGCTTACGCCGTGACAGTAACCACGTGGGTAGCCACGAATTCACCATCAACCGTCTTCACAGTAATTGTTGCTGTTCCCGCCGTTGCACCTGACGGCGCTGACACGGTTACCGTATTACCAGTGATGGCGACGGTTGCACGTGCCGGCACGGATGAGCTGGCTGTGAACAGTTTGTTATCAGCATCTTCCGGTGCAATATTCACTGCGAAGGTAGTACTGGAGCCAGCAGCAATAGAGCTGGTCGTCGGCGCAACACTTACACCGGTAACCAGAATGTCACCATCAGCTTCGGTGATCTGGAAAGTCTGACCGTCAGCCAGTTTGAACTCAAAGCTGTAGGTCACGATTTCTTTCACACCACCGCCGTCACTGGCTCCTGATGGGACCATATAGCCGATGTGGTAATAATCGCCCCAGTGGAAACGCATCCATACACCTGGCTGGCGGCGGGCACGAACCTCATCGACGATGTATTTCACGAACTGCTGAATGCCAAACTCATCAGTGCGGTCTTTAACGCGAACCTCCCCTTCGATGGAGTAGGTCGGGTCCAGACTGGCAATCAGGTTTGAACTGAATCCGCCGTTATCAGCATCAGAGGTCAGGGCCTCCGGGCTAAGGTCCCACGTTGCCGATGTTGGCAACCCCATCAGTTTCCAGTCGCCTTCCGCCGGAAACTGGTCGGCACAGCCGTAAGCCAGTTCCAGCGTCTTAGCGCGACCAATTAGTTGTCCGTTGTCGGAGCAGCCTTGCATCGTTGCTTACCTCGCTTCAGATAATAAAAAAGGCCGCTCCAGGCGACCTTATGTGGTTTTATTCGGTGTTATCCGCCAAAGAGGCAGGCGAACTGCAGGCGCCACACCATACGCCCCTCGGCCGTGATAACAGGCGAAGGAATTCCGCCCATGTTGGATATCTGCCCAAGGCAGGTGTGCGTCATCGGGTTTTGCTGCACGTAATCGATGATGGCCTGAGCGTCGTTCTCTGACTGCGCATAGTCAGCAGATGCCTTTCCCTTGCTTATCACGTCCACCATGACGTAGTAATCAGCGGCCATATCACGATCTACTGGCGTGCCACCATTTGGTCGGAACACAATAAAGCGGTCAGATGCCTTGCCGGTATCATTCCATGACAGTGACTGAACGATGTATCCGGCAGTCAATCCTGACTCAACAAAGACATTTCGAACCCGCCTGTGCATAGGAGGCGTCATAGCTCCATCTCCCTGCGTATAACTGCGTCAACTCTGTCTCTGGCGTTTTCAGCACCTTTCTCAAGGAATTTTGGCTCGCCTGATGTGTCCCATATATTTCCACGGGAACCGGGCGCTTCGCCTTTTCTTACAGGGCGCGGGGTGTTTTTTCCAAGATGAATACCTTTGGCCTCATGCACGTACGCCGCATAATTTGCAGAATAACCAATTCTCCCGGTTAGTCTGGTGCCCTTGATAACAACCTCTCTGAACTGAGAGTTAACCAGAGTGCTGGTATCGATAGGAACCAGCACCGCGGACTCCAGCCCAATCTCAAACAGAGCAGAGTAGAGCGCCCGCATGGTTTTTCGCTTTTCGATATTATCAATCAGCCGGTTGATGTTATTGCTGACCTTGGAGACTCCCCGAACTTTAACGCCCATAATCAGACTCCCGTTATAAGTGCGAAATCGTCTGCCAGTCGCTCGAACGTATCTGCGAACTGGACGATCTGCCGAATCTCATCGGCCTCATCCGGCGGTGCTGCATCAGTCGACGCGCCAATCAGGATGTAATCTCCATCCCGCGCCGTTGCGTACTCGGTCCATATCGTGTTTTTAACAACGAGCTCCCGGCCAAGGTCACCGATTTTTGCAGAGAGTCCGCCCTGGTAGTCGCAGAGGATAGCGATCGGCGCTTCCCACCCGTACGGCTGACCTCCGCCGTCGGTATCGCTACCTTCGGCATCGCGTATGCGCCGCCAGACTGTCGCCGTCGCGGTATAGCTCCAGTTTGCTACCGAAGACATCAGTCATCCCTCCATCGCAACACAACAGCGCCTGTAGCCTGTATGCGAGGGCAGTTAATCATCCACTGCCCGGCACCGTTAACGTATGCCGTCGTTTGCTGCCCGGTGTCGGTCATTACCCACACCCGGATAAACGTCCGCGGCAGCCGTTGCTGAACTGAAACCCACGCCATTAGCAGCCCCCGACCACCATAAACAGGCCCACAGTGTTGCCAGCGCTGATCGGAAGTTCACTGGTGCAGCCGCTGGTATCCAGTTTCGCCAGCGAGTCACGCAGCCAGGTAATGCCGTCGTCTCCGTAATCGAACGAGCGCGACGCTCCTGATGGCGCCCCCTGCGATTTTATTCGCCGGGCACCGGATGACGTCGCCATGAGCGCAGCGGCATACATCAGAATGAGCTTTGCCGTGCATTCGTCGTATCCAGCACCATCGAGGCAAGGGATAATCTTGTTCACCACGCAGAGAATCGGATCGAGCAGAGCGGCCGGGATGGAGTAACCCAATTCACCGAGGAACGCCTGCACGTCTGCCGCTGTGATTGGGTCAGCCATGGTTATTTCGCCTTCTTCGATTTGCTGGCAGATTCTTCCTGCTGCTCTGCCTGCTCTGCAGCGTCATTGCCCGGCGTGGCTACTTCCAGCGCTTGCTCTTCCACTTCGCCCACCACCGACACACGACCAGCAAAAGCTGCAGGAACGTCCGCCGCGACGAATTCGTGGCCAACAGGAAGTTGCTGGAAGACGCCATCAATCATGCCCCAGCAGCCGGTTTTCTCGACCTTTAACGTTTTCATGCTTTCTCCCGAAGAAAAGGGGCCGAAGCCCCTTAACCCTGTGCGTTGAAGACTTTAGAGCGACCGTTGAAATCACGCTTAATCTGCAGACCAACTGCACTCCAGACCAGAGTGTTGTAGTTGTCGAACGGATTCTGTCGGGGGATCATGAAGGTGCCCACCGGCGCGGCGATGCGCGTCTTGATGTACTGCGAGTTGCGAACGTACGCAATGAAGTGGTTACCGGTCAGCTTAAAGGTCTGGTTGAACGACTCGATGCGACCATAGTGCAGGATGTATTCCAGCACAGTGCCTTCTTTGAAGCCCGCGGCATCGGAATACGGTCGGTTCAGGTTGCGCATGATATCCGGGGATGCCCACACTTTTACCTTCTCCTGAACGTAGTTATCGTCCAGCAGTTTGGCGAACGGACCGGTGAAGAATGCTACTGATTCATCAGGAGTCGAGGTGGTCAGGTCAATATTCAGACCAGATGCACTCAGGTCTACCTGGTTGGTGTTGGCGTGGTTGGTAATACCAGCGCCAACATAGCCCTTCACCTTCACCTTCGCATCGCCGGAAAGCATGTAGTCGGCCATATCTTCGCGGATGGCTGCAACATGCGCTTCCTGGTCATCGGCCATTGCATCAAGGTTTTCGGACTGCATGCCGTTCCATTCACGCCATTCACGGCCGTAGCCGGTGTTGAAGATCGGGATCGGGTCGCCGGCTTCGTCGTAGATGACTTTATCCAGCTCTTCCGGTACATGGCCAGTCAGTGAGCGATGAACCTTGCCAGCGTCACTGGAAACGCGGTAGAGCGCCGCCGTCTTGCCGATTGAGATCGGCGTACCGAGACCGAGCAGGTCATCAAGCAGGCCGTTGCCTTCGTCGTTGCGGAAGACTCGGGTGGTGATGTTGTCAACTTCACGCCAGTAGTCTTTAGAGATCAGCGCAGCCTGGTTAACTTCCAGCGCGCCGCCGTACTGGGCGGAAATGTTGTTCTGGTTAACGTTGAAGGATTCGCGCTGCATCAGCAACTGATTCCATGCCTTCTTGATCTGGTTATGTTCAGTAACCAGCTTTTTGTTAAATACGATCATGCTCATGCGGTAGCTTTCCCTGATTTGCGAACTTTCACGAGCTGGGCTTCAGCACCAACGGTGATCTTTTCGCGTGAAAAGAAGAGGACCTGGTCGGTGGCTGGAGTGGTCGACTTGGCCAGTGTGCCGTCACCGGCAGAAACCAGACCTTCGTTTTCCAGCAACACTTCGCCAGCCTTTACCAGCATGTGGTAATCGACATCGTCTTCGCACATGATGGCCGCGCCAGTATCCCCGGCCGGCACTGCATCGCGGATATCACCGCCGCCGATATAATTGTGCTGGAGCGCCAGGGCTACCCCTGCACCACCGGCCACATTGTGAACAGCCAGTTTCCCTGTGCTATCCAGCATTACCAGAGATCCTGGCTTCACTGCTGCCGCCATGATTGCTTCAATGACCTGCGGGTCATTCTTGCGGGCCGGGCCCGCGATTACGGTATGGAAACGAGGTGCGAGAGCCATTATTCAGGAGCCTCCATAGAAAGGATTTCACTCTGAGCGCCATTCCCCTGGAATGCCGGGTTCAGACCGGTGCTGGTCTGGCACTGCGAGTACATATCGTTCAGCGCTTCGCCGGCCAGCGAGTTGATCGCCGCTTCGGTCATGAACGGGAATTTCGCTTTGACCGCTTCACGCTTGGTCTTGAGGTCTTTTTCAGCGTTGGCCTGCAGCTGAGTTTTCAGCGTACTGATCTCGTCAGTCAGCGGCTTAATCGCCAGATTTACTGCTGCGGTAATCGCGTCAGAGTTAATCTGAGTACCCGGCTGGTCGCCTGCTTTCTTCTGTACCTGCTGGTTATAGGCATCCCAGACCTGATCGTCGGTCAGCCCCTCGGTTTTAACGCCTGCGGCATTGAGCGCGGCGATCATCTTCTCTTTCATCGGGTTTGTTTCTCCGTTGGTTTTGACTTCGTACTCAGTGGGTTTGCGCACGACCTCTACTGGATCGCCGACCAGCGTGACTGTGCTGTCGTCGATGAGGTATTTTTGCTGGAAGAGCTTATTGCCCTCTTCGAAAATGAATTTGTCGGGCCATACGGTCACGACATAGCGATAAACATCGCTGCCTGACGGCGCGCGAATGGCTTCCCGCAGCATCTGGTAGATTTCATCGAATGAGGCATCTGAGTTGTGGGTGAGGAAGAACTTCACTTTGTTCAGCAGGCCATCTTTGAGGCTATTTGCCGCATCAACGAGGCTTGCAGTCTCGACTTCGCCTTCCTGACCATCGGCATTCACGAACATGCCGACGCCTTCCTCTGGAGTACCGGCGCCCGGCTCATCGAGCAGGATAGCGATATGGTCGAACTGCATATTGCGAGCAATCCATGAATACTTCTTCTGCTTAGACTCGCCTGACTTTCTCTCTTTGTTCGTGAGTAAGCCGGTAGACAGGTGGATCGGGTCGGTGTTGGTGCCGGCGATCATCTCATCGAGGCGATTAATCAGACGCTTACCGTCAGGCTTTGTCTCGGCGACCGCCTTATTGATATAAACGTCCATGACGACCTGGTCGCCTGACTTACTGACGTTCTGCGCCCAGGCTCCGACGTGATAGCTGTTAATGGCCCGAGGGTCATTGGCGCTGACATACTTGCCATCTACCATCGGGTGCGGAAGAGGCATCAGCTTGCCTTCCATCGTCTTGTAGCTGTTGTTAATCTCCTCGGCTGGATAAAGACCGCCATTCATCACGATGTCATCGACGATCGGAACTGCACCACGGATAATATAGTGTTCCTGATCATTAATTATGGTCGTAGATATATTGGAGGCGTTGATCGCCAAGGATTTCACATGGATACTGGTTAAGTTCATGTTTAACCCTTCAGGAAAAAGAATGAAAAAGGCTCTTCTTTTGTTGTTTGTCGCTTTCAGTGGAAATAGTTTTGCGACGTTTTTGACAGGCAATGACCTTTACACCAGATATCAAGCATATGTGCGAAGTGACAACGGGACGGCTTCAAGAGAAGACTATTTCGCGGCATACGATTATATGGGGTATGTAACCGGCGTATGGGACACATTGGGGTCAGAGCTAATTTGCCCTCAGGGCAGCATTACCCGGGGACAAATTGCCGATGTTGTCGGTATGGGATTGCAGAAAAATCCACAGACCAGAGCCGCAGATGCGGACAAATTAACCGCCTTATATCTTATGCAGTCATTTCCTTGTAAAAAATAACTAAGCGGCCTTTTTATCCGGGCCCCACTGTTTGCGCTCTTTTGCCAGCTTCTCAGCTAACCCCTGATTGAAAATGCTGCCGTCGTCGTTGAGCAGCACCGGAATCTGGCTGCAATAGCAGTTGTATCGGTTGCCGTTCTCGGCGTAGAAGTCCCGCACCTCTTCGGTGGTGTAGACCTTGCCGTGGCGGCTGGCGTGCCAACTGCGCGTCGTCGGTTTGAGCGCCGACAGCCACAGCAAGCCAGTATTCAGCCCAAGCCGATCCGCTGCCCAGTCCGTCTCGTTCCATTGCGCCTGCCGCAGCGCGCCGACCTGCTCAGTCTGAGCGATGGTCTTTGCGCGGCCCATAGAGACATCAAGGCGCTTGCTTATCACCTGCGCCGTTTCGCGGGGATTCACACCGCGAGCAACCGCATCGGTAATGATGTTGGTCAGATCGCCGCGGGCTGTATCGCTGATGACCTTCCAGTCACTGAACGTTGTCAGTCTGGCGGCTGCCACCTGATTAAGATAACCGGGGCTGCTTAAAAGCTGCTGTAGAGTCGTCTGGCTGGCATATACCTGCGACTGCTGCGACAGGTTGTTGAATGCCTCTAGCGTGCCGCGCTGCGCCTCTGCGGCGACGTAATCCATCGCCCACAGGTTTTGTTCGCCGCCTTCGAGCAGGTAATCGTCGAGAATAACCTGCACCGCTTCCAGCAGGTCGGCCAGTTCCTGCGCTGACATGTCGTAGATGAACTTGCCAGCGTTGACCTGGTAGAGCGTTGGCTCTGCACCGTTAACGTGACACAGGAAGTGCCAGCTGTGGCTGTTAACCTCTCGCTCACGCCCGGTCAGCCGCTGGTCGAACAGGGCTTTCAGCGCCACCTTTATCGCGTAATACCGATCCTCAATGTCGCGCTCCATCTTGCTGACGGACTTACGTGACATTGTTGGGTCAACTTTCGACCGTGGTATCACCGGGCTTTTCGGCTTCTGACTGAGGGTCGGCCAGAGGATCAGGTTTTGGTTTGTTGCCATCTGGCAGATCCTCATCATCAAGCTCAGGCAGCGGTTGCAGTTCGCCCGCAGCGCGAATTTCGTTCTCAGTGATAGCAGAACGGCCAAAGGCATTCGTGGATTTCACAGCCACGTCCGCGAGCTTGTCCATGTTGGCAATCTTCTCTGCCTGACTCGGTGCCAGAAGATCAGACCAGCCTACGGTAATTTCTTCATTCTGAGCTGGCGGAATAATTCCAAGGGTCCAGAAGCGCGAAACCACATCCGTGATCACGTCGGTAAGGAAGCCATTACGGCGACTCATGCGGGTTTTGGCCCAGTCCTTAGCGTCTTCCGTACTGGCCCTCTCCCCGGTCTGCATGCCGATCAGAACTTTAACGGGGATCGGCACGGTGGCGCAGAACTCATTAAGCGCCGTTCGCCAGGTGGGTTCCGGGTCTGCAACGGCCACTGAGAGCACGCTGGCATCGCCTTCCTGCATCATGACTGCGCTGTCGGTGCTGTCATTCAGTCGACGCACCTGATCATCCATCGCATTCGATAGCTCGGCCTCTGTTACGCCGAGGGCGCGTGCCAGTTGAGCGAAGTTCGTCTTGGAGCTGAAATTGAAATTTAGCTGGCGACTGGCATTCTTAAGAAACCCCTCCGCCCCGCCGCCGGAAACCTTTTCGAGATCCAGGAGCTTGTTAAAACCCTCTTCCAGCATCGAGCGCCCGGAAGTCATTGAGCCATCATCGGAGCCTTCAGCCAGGATAATGACGCGATCTGGGTGAACGTTGATTATGCGGCTGGGCCGGGCGTCTTTGTTGTTGCCCACCGACAGCTCAATGAACGAGTACATCGTCACATCGCCGAAAGTTTCACTTTCTGGGTCACTATCCCATTCAATGGGCTCAATCTGCGCTTCCCATGCAGGGATGAGTTTTACCAGCGCCTTTTCTTCCAACTGACCTACGACCACGGTATCTACCGGATCACGCCACTGTTTGCTGTCTTTAACCTGAATCAACAAAGCAGAATATCGACCTACCAGGTTGCGTCGGTCAGCGCCCTTAATCTGCTTCCAGCAGCGCTTGAGCAGCTTGTTAACCCGCTTGTCCCACTGAGTTTGTTTGGTGGCATCTTTGGTTTTATCGCCTTCATAAATATCCGGGAAATCCTCCCAGCATCCATCAACCATGCGACTGACGGCCGCACCAGCAACAGCATTGCGGCGACATGCCCGGTAGAAATCCTCAAAGCAGAGATCGACGGGATATCCGAACTCCTGGTAAAGGCGCTGGCGCTTCGTATTGCTGGTTCCGTTGAACAACGAGGACAGGTAGTTCAGGCGTTCTTTTTCAAGATTGGCATTCGAGGCGCGCTCTTGTTTCATTTGGCTTTCGTTCACTTATGTCCTCCGTCAGCGCGAACGCACCAACATGCCGATTGATTGTGGCTCTGATAATTCGGTGAGTGCATACACAGCAGCATCAAGCCGGTCCGGCGATTTCTTGGCGGTAGATGGCACGTATTCCATGAACTGGTTTTCCACCTCGTAGAGGCTGCCACGGTGGGCGACGCGACCCTGTGCATACAGTGCAGATATAGGCTCTGCGCGGGCATACTTGCCTTTGCTGGCATGCACCCTGATAACGCGCCCGGTGAACCCGGCGTTTCGGAGTGTGTCCTCTGCCATGTCCCCGCCCTGGTTTGTCTCAATGACGATCGCGTCAGCTTCATGCTGCTCATAGGCCTCAATGGCTTTCGTCGCCCATCCATTGGGGGAATATTTGCCACTGTAGTCAGCATCAAGGCTGTACTGCCGCTCATCACCACTACCGTAAACACTCGCAACAGCGATGCCGGATTCGTCACTCTCTTCGCTATTTGTGGCCTGCGGGTCGATTGCCACGACCGTACGGGCCAGATCCTGGGTGATTCGCATCGAGTGTGCGGCGCTGATCATCTCCTCATTCCACAGAGCACCCTCCGCATTGAAGCGTTTCGGGTTCTGCATGTACTGAGCTTCGGCGGTGCGCCGGTGAGAGAACAGAGATACACGGTGCGATTCGTTATGCTTAAACGGCCATAGCCAGCCATCAGGCAGGCCGTGGTCAATCGGGATAGCGTGAGTGTTTTCCGGATATGTTTCTTCGTAACTGCGGCTGCTATCGATAATCACCGGCAAATTCAGGTGATGCCACTTTTCCCCACTTCCACCACGCAACAGATAGCCGCTCAGGTCGTGGTAGTGGATTCGTTGCATGATGACAATCATCGGCGTCGTCTCGAGCGCCAGTCGTGATTTGATTGTCTCGTTGAAACGATTGTTGACTCCGTCTCGGACGATTTCAGAGTAAGCGTCATCCGGCTTAACCGGGTCATCGATAATCAGTGCGCCCTGCCAGCCCGGCTCCATGTGTCCTGCGCGGAACCCGGTAACCTGCCCTGCAGCTGAGGATGCGTAAACGCCGCCGCCGTGCTCAGTCCACCACATAGCCTTGCTGTCTGCATCGTCACGCAGCGCCATGGGCCACATGGACTGGTATGCCTGCGACTTAATCATGCCGCGGGCCGTCGAGGAGTTCAGGAGCGCCAGGTTATGCGAATAGGACAAATGCATGAAACGGGCCCGGCAATTTAGCGCCAGGCCGCGCCCCATCATATTGATGGTTGCAAGTTCCGTTTTCGTGTAACCAGGAGGGACGTTGATGATCAGGCGCTGAATCTCACCATCAATAACGCGGTCCAGTGTTTTCTGAATCACCTTGTGGTGAGGCGCAACTATCATCTTTCCGCCGGTGCGTTGCTTGAAGAAATAGCGAGCGTAGTAAAGCCCGTCCTCCTCACATTCCACCTTTCTGGCAAACGCCTTTTGCTCAGCAGTCGTCATCCTCCATCATCTCCTGCCGTGCGGACTTGTATTCCTCTTTGCTCATGGTGATCGTCTGGATAGCGCCACCATTCGGGCCGGAATGTTCAAACTTATGTTTGTTGGTATAAGCATCCCCGCATTCCTTGGCGGCTTGCTCAATAATCTCAGCAGTGAGCGCGAGGTTTTTCATTCCCTCGGCGCGCGTAGCCATACGGTCAAGAACGCGAAGCCGGTACGCCTTGTTAGCGATCGGGATGTCGGAAATTTCGTTGAGGAAGCGGTCGCGGGTGCGGTTGAAGAGGTCGACCCATTTTTGAGCCAGACCCTTGCCGCTTATCTTCGTCGGGTCGTTTTGCTCAACCTGTTGGCGGGTAATCTGAACACCAAATTCTTTCAGGACGGACTCCACCACTTGAGAGGGGGTATCAAAGCACGCAACTGATTGAACTATGAAGGCTTTAATCTCTGGTTTTAATGCCGCCATAATTCACCATCCGTCCTAACTAGTCCTGAATTTATGCCAACTTCAGCATGCACGTCCCACACGCTCTGGCAACATCGATATGAGCAACCTCCGCCGGCCTGTTCGCCGCATCCACCATTTCCTGCACGTCTTTGCTAGCGCCGTAACGCCGGACCACTCCGACGAACTCCTCGACGTCATGGCCGCGAAGTTTGAGCACCGGCATTCCGGTCTCTTTGTTGAACTTCGGCGCGCCATAGTCATCGGTAGCCTGGGCGATGTGGTAAAGCTCATGCTCAACCAGTGCGCAGAACTCCAGATCGTTGCATTGCTCGCAGTAGTCGGCAGCCAGGGTGATGATGAACTTCGGTATGCGACCGAACCATTCATGCATTTGCTGCTCCATGCGGGATTTCTGCCAGCCACCGGCGCGCATCATTACCTGCTCACACTGACCAAGCACAATGCGGCCGCTTTTGGCGAATGAGCCAGAGGCCCACAAGAACGCGACATCAGCGTCGAGCAAGTGCGTATGGTCAGGGTTATGGATTCGGCCCTCTTCGGAGAGGATGTTCTGACTTATCCATTCGCCGATTTCGGCTGCAGGGATCAGCCGGGTATATGGCAGCCAGTTTTCACCAGTGAAGTTGACGGGGGGATATGGCCTAATCACTGTGGTATCAGCCATATTAGCCTCCAATAAAACGCTAAACTATAACCAGTATCTCAGGCATCGTTTTTGCGTGGTGTATACTATCTTGACAGCATTTTGTTAAATCACGCCGTAGATCACCGCACAGCAGGAGGCTTTAAATGACTGATGAATATAAAAAGAAAATTGGGATTCCAGATAACCATACTCTCGAGGAAGTATCTTCCACCTGGAAGGGGCCACGAAGAGGTCAAGATACTGATGAATATCTTCTACGTGAGCTCGACGAAAATGGAGAAGTAGTTGCTCACTATGAAGTATATGACTCAACTTCAACTTACCCGCCGTTTGGTCGTTCGATTACATACAAAAAAGTCTAAGCATCATCTTAGATGATTAGAGCCTCATGACCGCTTTCTTTAAGCTATTAGTGAGGCTATAAAACTAAAGCCCCCTTTTCATCTCCGCCTGTCTGATATCAGCCTTATCCCGGTTGCACTGCCCCAGCGCTGATAGCAGTCCTACGCCAAAACACAGGTGTACTCCTCCGCAATATGGTCCGGGTTGCGAAATGATTAAACATATTTAGATACTCGATGTATTGTTTAGTCATTAGCTGTTCATTCAGCGCCCCGTTTACTTTTGGATATCCTCTTCGGGGTTTTTTATCACGCCGACCTTGCCATGCAGGAACGGCAATGTAGCCCCGCTACTGACTCACTGCACGGTAGTAGGCCTGCCAACGGTATTTATCTAACCGCAGTTGGCGCAGGCATTGAGCGGTTTCGACGTCTGACTGCAGGTCTTCGTCGGTATCCTTCCCTGCGTCACTTGCTTTGCACGGAGGGCTCATCAAATCCGGGGATGGCGTTGGCAGCGTCGATAGCTCGCTGGCGCAGCTGCACAGCATCATCGTCAAACCGGCACACAGTACGATTCGGAGACTGGACATATTTCACCACGTCGCGGGTTATGGTTCGGTAGATGACCTTGCCCTCTTCTGTAGCGGCAGCGGCCTTTTGCTCAACTGGCTGGATAGTCTTTTCGGCTTTCTCTTTTTTCTTCGCCGCGAGGGCGTTGACATGGTCAGCGTGAGAATTCCAGCCAGACCGCCATGAGAAAATGCAGGAAAGCAGCAGAATAACTACAGCGCTGATAATGGCGGTTAACCGGCTCATTTCTGGCCCCACTCGCAGACTTCACGCTCAATCTCGCGCCTGGTGATCAGTCCCTTCCACTGCTTGCCACCGGCATACGTCCAGCGCTGCAGTTCCTTGCACGCGCCAGGTACATCTCCAGCATTCAGTTTCTTCAACAACGTGGAGCTGGCGAAAGCGCCAGAGCCAACGTTGTAGGTGAATGAGTAAAGCGCGGCGCGGGTGGGTTCAGGAATGCGAACTTTGATGAGCGGGTCAATGGCGCTTGCCACCTTCCGCAGATCTGCCTTCAGCAGGCTGTCGCATTCCCTGTCGGTATAACGATGGCCGTGGCGAATATCGGTGCCAGTGTGACCATCACAAACAGTCCAGACGCCGACAACATCCTGATAGGCGTAATAACGCCTTCCTTCCAGGCCGTCAGCATTACCAAGCATGACGGAAGCAATGGCTATGGCGCCACCACCGCCGGCGATCACGCCAATCAGTTTTTTCCTCATTGATGGCGTCATGTTCACCCCTGTGTATCACTTGCGATCCGCTTCAAAGCCTCGGTAACCACTTCGGCTGAAGCCGGACGGTCACCTCCAGGCTTTGTGGAGACATCAGCCAGATAACTGGCCAACAGCTGCGTGCGCTTTTTCTCTTCATCCAGTCGCTCTCGCTCTTCCTTGCGCTTTGCGTAATAAGTCTTGATTGTGAAGAAGGCAGAGATCAGGGCGCCAATGATGAAGACATAATCCTGCAGACTCAGGACGGAAAAGATACCAAGCAAGGCTGACCACCAGTAAGGCAGATTGTGACCATCGGTTGGGTTCATACGTTGCATCTCTCACCTCCGATAATGTTCGGGGTGCTATCTGTAGTCAGTAAAAGATTCAGGGCCGTCGGGCTGATTTACCAACAAAGCGTCGAGGGTGATTCCCGCGACCCTGAAAATAAAAAAGCCTGCGGTTAGGCAGGCAATAAGCATGAGGGTAATAGCAATGTCGGTGATGACCGAAAATACCCTAGCTGGGTCTGGCGGCCTGTGACGCTGTTGCAGCAACGCCCCTGATAAGTTGGGGTATGAACCCGTTATCAGGTCAGGCCATTATCTGGTGCACCATTCAGGACTCGAACCTGAAACCGATAGCTTAGAAGGCTATTGCTCTCTCCGGTTGAGCTAATGGCGCTAATTTGGCGGGACAGGAAGGATTCGAACCTTCGACCATTCGGTTAACAGCCGAACGCACAACCGCTGTGCTTCTGACCCTGAAATGAAAAAGGCCGCGAAATAGCGCAGCCCTTAATGCTTTATGGTTTTGCCTGAATTAGGCGAAAAAAAGCCCGCTCAGAGGGGCGGGCAGAAGGTAGGAAATACTGATTCTTCAACGGTTCGAGGCGCACCTAATAGTCCGAGCTACCGATTTACCAGGAGAGCGCTCGTTTTCCGTTACTACCTTTTAAACATAGCTGGAGAAGCCGAAACGGCAACCCCACTACCAAATGTCTTAGTAGTACTGCGTGGTGCCGGGTGCCTCCCGGTAAGTCGCCGCCAGTCCACAGACGACTCGCAATGCGCAAAAAAACATATCAGACTGGCAATGCCCCTCCGCATAGGGGGATTCACCACACCAAAAATTTAACATCTGATGAAACTCGTTTCAATGCTCTGTATGGGTCCACCACATATTGCAATTTTTACTCTCACGTAAAATATAGTCCACT